GCAACCACGATCACAACGTGGCCGGTGCTCAAGACGGCGACCACGCAAACGCTGCAATATACCTATCAGCGCGTTGTCGAGGATATCACGACATCGATTGATGATTTAGACGTGCCGCAAGAGGCACTGCCGGTGGTGACGTATAATTTGGCGGCGCGGCTTCTCGATATGGACGGCGACAGCACGCCAACCGCGCAACGGATCATTGCGCGAGCCGAACAGATGCGGGCGCAATACGAGGCCTTCGACCGTGAGCAGTTTGTGAGGTTCCAGCCTGACATGGAGATGTATCGATGAGCGATCAGGTAAAAGTAACGTTCGGCGCGACCGGAACGTCTGACGTGTTTGAGACGGCGCGCGGCGAGGTGCCGATGTACTATATAACCGGGTTCGGCGTCGGGTCTGTTCGGCTGGAAGTGCAGATTAAGGGGGATTGGCTTCCTGCTTCTGCGGCTGTTACAGCTGACATGACCGTTGTTGCAGAGCCGTTTACCGGGTTAACCCGCCACGCGCGTTCATGGCGCCTCAACTGCACAGCCTACACCTCCGGCGATATCGTAGGCTACATTGGCTAGTTATGGCTATATCGCAGGCGATCACTGGGTTATCTGCGATGAATGCGGGTTCAAGGTGCGCTCATCGCAGACACGGCTGCGATGGGACAATCGCCTCGTGTGCCTCAAGGATTGGGAGCCGCGCCACCCGCAAGAGTTCGTGCGTGGGCGCAAGGACAAGCAGCGCGTAAACAATCCCCGGCCGGAGCCGGCGGATGTGTTTCTTCAACTGAACCAAATCACAGAGGACAATCTTGAAGGCTTGCCGGTTGATCGGGTGCTGGAACCGGCCGCCGCGTCGATCACATACACGACCGCCGCGCCAACTATCCCGATATTTGTAGCAAGCGGGTCGATCACTTACACGGGTCAGGTGCCGTTCGTCGTTGTTGACGACATTCTGCGTCCGGCATCGGCCAGCATTGAGTATTCAACCGCAACGCCGACTGTTGTTATCGGCATCAATGTACTGCCTGAATCCGCGTCGATCGAATATACGACCGCTGCGCCGGATGTGTTCGTTGATCAGGTGCCGAAGCCAGCGTCAGCCAGCATCGAGTACACGACAGCGGCACCGACTATCGTTGTTGATCAGATTATCAGCCCGGCAGCCGAAGCGATCACTTATGCAACGGCCGCGCCGGTCGCTGTAATTGATCAGATCATCAGCCCTGCCGCCGCAAGCATCCAGTACAGCACGGCAGCGCCAAACGTCGTGGCCAGCATTACGATTACACCGGCCGCCGCGTCGATTACCTACACCGGCCAAACGCCAACGATCCTCAACGGGGATACCATGGTGGATGGCTCAAGCAATCAATACGTTGACGAGTCCGGCAACTCTTACGGCATCGTTTAAGGAGCAGACATGGCAGCTGACGCATGGGTGGTCTATAACAAGACCAAGGAATACATTGGAGACGGGACGATAGACCTCGACGCGGGCGATGCGTTTTTCTCCGTCATCCTCGTGACAAGTGGATACACGCCCGCACTGACGCATTCGACCTATGCGGACGTTTCGGCCAGTGAAGTTGCGAACGGCAACGGCTACACCACGGGCGGCGATTTTCCTGGCACTGTGACATGGACGAATCGAGCGGCACGGTCACATTCGACAGTGTAGACCCTGCATGGACAGCCGCGGGCGGTTCGATTACCGCGCGTTATGCGGTGTTGGTGCATGTCGCGGCCGGTTCCGGCGTTCCACAGTCAACCGACAAGATCATGGCATATTGCCTTCTCGACAACGCGCCGGCCGATGTAACGGCGGTTGATGGTGCTGACTTCACCATCCAGCTTGCCGCTGGCGGGTATTTCCAAGTGGCTAGTGCCTAATGGCTAATGTCCGGTGGAAAGATAAGTCGCAGATCACACTTGCGGCAACTGATCGATTCCCGGTCACGGATGTTTCGGCAACCAACACCGATGGATATGGCGAAGTCGGAGATATTCCGGTGCTTGGTGTCGGTCAAGAGACAATTTTCGTGCCTGCCGGTGCAATCTTGTCTGCTACGACCAACGGTGCCGCGTCTGCGCAAATCGAGACAACTACTAATGCTGTAAATGTTGCGGTTCTCGATTTTGACGACAGCACCGACGAATATGGTCATTTCCAAGTGCAGATGCCGAAATCGTGGGATGAGGGCACGCTCATCGTGCAGTTCATTTGGCAAACGACCGCAACGAGCGGCAACTGTATTTGGGGCATCCAGGCGGTGGCGTTTGCCAATTCGGATGCGCTGGATACTGCCTTTGGGACGGCGGTGACGGTTACGGATGCTGCAGAAGCGACGGCCGGCGACGTGATTATCACGGCCGAAACGTCGGCGATGACGGTTGCGGGATCGCCTGGCGCTGAGGAGTACGTGGCTTTTCGAGTTTATCGAGACGCAAACGATGGATCTGACACTATGACCGGCGATGCCCGGCTGATGGGCGTCAAGATACATTACACAGTGGATGCGACGAACGACTCATGATTTACGCCAAAGTAGTGAACGGCGAGATCGTTTCACGTGAAACGAAGATCGCGCCAACATCGACCATAGCTTCAGATGGTGGCCCAACCTGGCGCCCGATCGAGGCTGATGGCCAGCCGAATTATGATGTTGCAACGCAAAATCTCGTGCGTAGCGAAACGATCGAGGTGGATCGAGTTTTTATTGCATGGACGATTGAGGAGAAATCGCTTGACGCTGCGAAGGCAACGCGGATCGACGCAATCAATGCAGATGCCGGGGCGCGGATATTGTCAATCATGCCGGAATATAAGCAGCGCAACGCTTTAGCGCTTGGCTTGGAAATGGCTACGACCTATGGCGCGGACCCGGCAGGATGGCCGAGTGCCGAACAATCCATTTATGCATCTGCATCAGCCGCATGGGCGCTCATCAAGAGTATTCGAGATGCGAGCAACCAAGCGGCTGCTTTGATCAATGCAGCCCAATCAAATGAAGAGGTGCGTGCGGTAATTGTGGTGTGGCCGGATGCTTAAAATAAGCAATCTTATTGGATTTGCAGTTGGTGGTGGTAATTCTACGGTATTAGACATCACTTATGCTGATGATTCAACTGGAACGCATGACCTTGCGACAGGGCCGCTAGTGTTGGCCTATCAGGCGGATAAAGTGCACAGGGTTACGCCGCGCTCTTCTATTGTTGTTGATGTTGAGTTGTGGGGCGGCGGCGGCGGGTCAGCAGAAGGCCGGGGCGGTGCGGCTGCAAAGGTCGATTTTTCTGATTATACAATGGTGGGTGGAACGGAGTACGCCATAGCAGTTGGCGAAGGAGGCCAAAATGGCACGGACACAAATCTTGCCGGGGGATGGCCGGATGGTGGCGCTCATCAGGGCGTTACATATAACGGTGAAGACAGGGGTTCAGGCGGGGGATCGTCTCGGTTTGCGGTAACATCTTCCCTCGTAAGCAGTGGCACAACAACTGCGAATCTCAATGATGCTAGTAGCACTTACTTGGCTATTGCCGGTGCAGGTGGCGGCGGGCCATCGCGAGGCGGATCAGCAGCAGCAGTCGCAGGCGAAGGCGGTGCAATAACCGGCGTTGCCGGTGGGACGTATGTTAGCCTAGACGGTGGCGGCGGTGGAGGCACGCAGTCTGCTGGCGGCGCTGGCGGCGTTGGCCGTACTGGAACGGGCGGGTCTGGCGCCAAATATGCCGGCGGGGATAGTCAATCTGCGAGCGATAATGCCGCTGGGACAGGCGGCGGCGGTTATTATGGTGGCGGTTCTGGCGGCGGTTATTATGGTGCTGGTGGAGGCGGTAGTTCATTTTTGGATGGGTCTCTGACAGGCAACAAAACAAGTGGGTCGGGACTAAATGCACCGTCAGGACAACCTGCAGGATATCCAAACGCGGGCGATGCAGTATCTGGTGCAAATGCCGGCGAGAATGGCGTCGTAACAATTACGTTGGCATCTTGATCATGGCAATTCGTTCGATTTCCCTTGGTACGTCATCCAATCCAGCTCGCTACGGCCAAGACGGTAACACGCGGCTGATCAACTGCTATGCCGAGCATGCCGGCGCCGAGGGAAAGATGCAATGGCCGCTTTATGCGAGCGATGGCCTGACATCGTTTGCAACGCTTGGCACGTCGGAAGGTGTGAGGGCCATGCTGCCGCTATCGTCGGCGCTTTATGTCGTGGCTGGACGACTTGTCTACTCAGTGGACCTGACCGGCACGGCGACCGTTCTTGGCGGCATCCCGACAGATGGCCCTGTGTATATGGCAGCCAACAGTCGCGGCACGGGGCAGCAGGTCGGCATTGCATCAGATGGCGTGTTTGGCGTGATCGACAACGGCCTATTTGAAATATACCAGGACGACAATTTGCGCGGCCCTAATTCTTTGGCCGTGGTTGATGACTACACACTGACATCAGCCGGGCGCGGTTATTGGCAAGTCTCTGCGCAGAACAATATGCGCTCATGGGACGCGCTCGAAACGGCCAATGCAGAAAGCTACCCGGACGAGCTGGTGCGCATCATCGCACACGAACGCGAGGCCATGCTGATCGGTTCGGAATCGGTTGAGTGGTGGCGCAATGTCGGATCGGCTGATTTCTCATTTGCGCGGGTGGCAACCAAACAGATTGGCACGGTGGCCGGTGCAAGCGCTGCCCGTGTTGGCGAAACGGTGTTGTGGATCGACCATGAAAACCAGGTTCGCGCCAGATCTGGCTATGGCGGGCAGGTGGTGTCAAATAATGCCGTTACGGACGCGATTTCGAGTGTCACGGATAAATCGACAATCAAGGGGTTTGGCTGGGCACGCGGGAAGCATTCATTCTATGCTATCCGCCATGCAAACTGGTGCTGGGTGTATGACCTCTACACGAACTTCTGGCACGAGCGGCGAAGTCACGACAGCAACACTTGGCGGGTCGGTGACGTGTGTCGGTTTGCAGGTAAGGCTATCGCCGCTGATGCTACGACTGGCACGCTCTATGAAATGTCCGACACGGCATACGATGAAGCAGGCGAGCCGCTTGTGATGACGGTGCAGCCGCCCGGTGTGCATGGCTATCCAAGGGGCTTGAAGGTTAACCACCTGTTTGTTGATGCGATTGCAGGTGTTGGCGCGGTGAGTTCTGACACTGACGATTCAAACCCGCAATTGGCCGTGCGGCATTCCTTCGACGGCGGGAACAATTGGTCTGCCGTGCGTCATGAAAGTCTCGGCGCAGCCGGTCAGAGATTGAAGCGCATCAAAATGCGCCGCTTCGGTAAGTCGCGAGAAGACGGGTTTCAGTTCGAGTTGAGCGTATCAGCCAAAGTTGCAAAGGGCATCACGGGAATGGCCGTTGATGCTGAACCATTGAGGGCATGACGATGAATGGCAGAAAACCAATGAATTCCGAATATGGACCGGGAAATATGTATACTGTTGCTTCGGCGCCTCAATATTATCCGCTAAACTGGTGGGAGAACCCAATGCCGCCAAGGGATATGAGTCTCTACGGGGCGGGAATGTCGGGCTTTCTTGGGGGGACTATGGGTGCTGGTTTGGGCGGTGCCACTGGACCTGGAGCCTTGGCAACGGGCGCCGTCGGCGCGGGCGCCATGATGGCGG